GATTTACTTTCGGCAAATTCAACAGACTCTGCGACCACATCAGTTGTATAAACTGTTTGACCTTCTTTATTTGTATACTTGCCTGTCTGGATTCTTCCTTCAATTACTATCTTCATTCCCTGTCTGAAATATTTTTCAATGAATTCTGCAGTTTTTCCCCAAGCGATTACTCGTGGAAAGTCCGCATCCTGCTGTCCTTCCTGCTTATACTTTCTATCTACCGCTATACTAAAGCTTGCACAGCATTTATCATTTGATGTGTACCTTATTTCAGGATCACGTACAAATCTTCCGATAAGTATTACTTTATTCACTCTTATTCTCCTTTTGTTCCTCTGCTACTGCTTTGAATTGATCCATCTCACTTAAAGCCTGTTTTAAGAACTCAAGGTCTTTATTGTTCTTATGATTTCCACCAAATTTATCCTTATACCACTTCATCATATCTTTATTCTTTGAACCACCAAGTTCTGTTGCCTTTTCTGTGATTTCATCCTGTATCTTTTTTACCTCTTCTGCCCTCTGTGCCGGAGACTTAACCGGATCACCGTCATTTGCCCAATCATAGAGTGCTTCACCTGATTTCTCATCAAGTACCTGAATTTTACCTTCAAATATGTGAGTGTTATCTTTTACAGCCTCTGCAAGGTGAGTGTCCTGATCAATCATCCAAGTAACCATGTATTCATATTCAATATCCTTATCCTGTTGTGCTCCCACACCTACCTTGCGAGGTGCCATCTTTCCACGGCTGTTTGCTTCAAGGACATACTCATCCTTACCTCTCGCTGTTACTATGATATGTGCCGGTGCAAGCAGGATTTTCTCAATAATCTTCTTATTTTCTTTTTTATATTTTCCCCAAGCTTGGAATGTATTATCACCCTTGGTGGTAACCTGTACCTGGTCCTGCACCCAGTTCCACAGGTGCGTCATAGAATCTATAATAATAACCTTGTATCCTGCATCTAAGAATGCATCTATAGCAGCAATGTAATAATCCGGACTGTATTCTTCTAAGCTTATCAGGTCATAGTCAAATTCATTGGCATAGAGCTTATCTCTCATTCCCTCTGTACCTATGTATCCTATCTTTGTACCTTCACCTACTCTGCCTGCAATTCCTGTTGCCAGCCTAAGTGCTGAATAAGACTTCCCACTTCCTGAAGGTCCACTGACTAATACCTTGACACAAATTTGCTCTTTTTTTGCTTTTGTGATTATAAAATTTATTTTTGCCATTTTATTTCTCCTCTACATCTTCAAAGTCTTTTGTATCTGACTCCATCCCATCCATGTACTGCTCTAATGGCGACTTCTCTTTGTCATACAAATCAGCAAGTATCCTCTTGCACTGTGCAGCAAACTCCATTGCGGCTACTCCCATATCAATGGCTGAATTATATAGCGAACTGACCGTATTTAAAGCATTTTTATCTTCTACCGGCAAAAGCTTAAGGAAGTCATCCATATCCGTTTTTATGCTTTTAAAAGCTTTCTGCATTATGATATAGTGTTCTGCAGATATACCATATCCCTCATGCCTGTTTTTAACCTCCGAAAGAACTATATTTTCCTGTATTTGTTCAAGAGTTCTATTGGCCACTTCCTGCATATTCTCTTTCAGATTATCTTTCCACTCGAAGCAACTTTCCATTATTCTTTCTCCTTTGCACTTTTTGCTCTACTAAGAGCCTTTGTATTTGCCTTACGCTTTGAAACTTTTAATTGAGAGTATACGCTTAAGCACTCCGCAAGCCCCTCCGGAAGCTCTCCTGTTTCCTCTACAAGATTATTCATTGCTGAATTAAGTGTCCTTGAATCAACCCTTTCAACAATCAAATCTCCGAACCCTTCTTCACGAAGTATTTCAAAGAAGTCCAAGCCCTTTTCCATAAGCTTATCTTCTCCGATTTTTGAATAAATGGTCTTTTCCTGAAGGCTGTATTTGAATCCGTCTACTGTGGTATCAGGCTTTTCCTCATCTACCATCATCTGAGCTATTTCCTGCTCCAGCTCCTCTAATTCCTTATTATTTGCTTTAGTCAGTTCTGCCAGCTCGTCCTTCTTATCCAGCAGTTCCTTGTATACTCTTACTTTATCGTCTAATGTCATTAACTTCCCCATTTCCTCTTCCTTTCATCCACCCATTTTTGAAAATGGACATTCCCATTGATAATCTTTATAGGTTATAATCTCGTTCTTTATTATTTCCTTATCTACAATCTCTACCAATTGATTAAACTGTCCACCGCACTCAAATCCTAGAATTTTAATATCAATGTTATATTTTTTAGCAATATCCTGAAGTTTCTCTGCATTTATTTTCCATGCAAATCTTGCCGGAAATGCTTCCACAAGTATATCTGTTTCATCGCTTTCCAGATTTTCAAACTCAATCATAAATTCATCAATGAAAGCTCTTCCTGCCTCTATAATTAAATATTTTTTCTTGCATGTAGACATTGCATAGGTAGAGTATTTGCCCTGAGTAAACTTTATTTTTTCTAAATTCTCAGCAAGTGGTGTCATTGGTTGTATACCCTCTTCCATAAATCGAATTATGTTCTTCTTTTTTCCTCTGACTTTAAGCTCGCCTTCACACCAATTTGGCATTTGATACCTCCTTAATTAAAAATAATTCCTCCACTCATCTACAATCGTCTTTGCCAAGTCCTCTTTCTTAGCAAGTGCCTTTAGAATTGTTTCATCCACTGTTCCCTCTGTTATCAAATGAATATATGTACAGGTATTTTTTTGCCCTATTCTGTGAATTCTGGCAAGGCTCTGTGAGTACGCTGCATAGTTAAAATTGACCGAATAATACACACAGGTATCTGCGGCAGTTAGAGTGATACCAAGTCCTGCAGTATCAATCTGTGCAAGAAATACTTTTATATCATCCTTTGTCTGAAAATCTTTTACTATGTCGCCTCTATCTTCCAGCTTTACATCCCCATATATAGCTCCATACTTGATTTTTTTCTTTGTAAGCATTTGACATATTAGGTCTATCTCCGGTCTAAACCTTGCAAAAATTACAAGTTTCTTTCCTGCATCCACTACATAGTCATCAATGATTTCCTCAAGTGCATTCAGCTTTCCCTTGCTTACAAGCTCTGCCTTTTCAGAACCGTCTGCTACTAAAAAACCGCCTGTAAACTGCTGTAGCCTTAAAAGTTTAGTGAGTACAGTTGTAACTGTAACCTTTCCGCCACCATCCAGTTCTGCAAAACTCTCACGCTTTATTCTGCTATAGATGTTTTTCTCTTTCGGAGTCAAAGTTATTCTTCTCTCAAGGAATGTTTGCTCCGGCAGGTCAAGTGCCTCTTCCTTTGTGACTCTGTATGCGATAGAGTGTTCTTTTTGGATCAGTTGGTCAAGGTCCCTGTATCCAACTATCTGGTGCCTGTTAAATCCACCCATAATAGCATATCTATTTCGGAACTGATAAAAGTTCGTTCCGAAGATTGTCGGATCAAGAAATCGATACTGACTGTACAAGTCAATTGCATTGTTCTGTACCGGAGTTCCTGAAAGAATAAGCTTATACCTTGCCTGATCACCAAGCTTGTGTATCGCCTTGGATTGCTCTGCATCATGTGTCTTTATTCTCTGCGACTCATCGCAGATTATCATGTCGGCATTCCATCTATACAAAGCTTCAAATATATCATCTCTCCATGTGCTCTCATAGTTAATGACTGCCACCTTTAATGCTTTAAAAGGGAAGTTATCTAGGTCAGAGAGAGCTCTGATTCTTTTATCCTTATCTCCTAAGAGAACCTTTACTACTGTTTTAAAGTCTGCATAATCGTTAAACTCTTTAGGCCAGACACTGCACACGGATGTGGGTGCTATAATCAATACTTTTTCTATTTTTTCAAGCTTATAAGCTGTACCCAGTGTTGCTATTGCCGTGAGCGTTTTTCCACAGCCCATTTCAAATAGGAATCCAAATCCTTTACTTTGCATAATCACCTATAATCCTTTTACAACCTCATATAGAGGCTTCCCCATATAAGCATCCATGCTTTGACTCGCATATAAAACTTTTTTAAGTTTCTTCTCATCAGGACCATACTTTGGATTAAATCCGAATAAATTTACATATCTATCCAAATCTTCCTTCTCCTCGTACATGCACCTTGTAACTTCAATAAGGGCCTTACAATCATCTATTGCTCTATGGCTATTTTTAACTTTATTAATCAGATGATACTGTACTATTGCTGACTCTAATCTGTGTGGATATTGCCTGCGATCTTTGTATACTGTTAAGGTATCAAGATAGTCACAATCATTAAATACCTGCATCCAGCCTTTATTCTTATTTCTATGAATTGCATAAGCTATAAATTTAAGATCAAACTGGGCATTATGTGCTATTAAAAGAGTTTTTCCGTTATATTGAATCATGTTTACAAATTCATGAATTACATCTTTCTCATCTCTGCCCTTTGACAAAGTTTCATTAGTTATTCCCGTCAATTCCGTAATATTTGCAGGAAGCTCAGGCTTTTTGAAAAGTTTGATGAATTCATCCATCTCTTGTTGCCTTCCATGCTTATCAATACTTATGGCTGCTAGTTCTATTACCTGATCCAAACTTTCAGGATTAAATCCTGTTGTTTCTGTGTCAAAAAATATAATTTGATTGTATTTTTCAAATAATTTCTCAAACATTACTATTCTCCTATGCCTTATATTTCTTTGTATACCTTAAGAAAATGTGTTTTGAAATATTCAAGTTTGTTTTTTAAATCCTCATATTCATTCTTTTTCTTCTGAATTTCTCTTTCAAATCTCTCAATAACACCCTCTTTACTTACTTTTATTTCATCTTCAGAACATGAGACTATTTCCACTTTTTTAGAAGTGTTCTTGTTGTAATAGATAAATGAAATATTAGGAGTAGATGACCATGAGCCTTCATCAAAAACTGCAATTACAATTGTTGGAAGTTCTTGGAACTCTGCAAAGTCAACTATTATGCCCGGCTTCACCTTGTAAGAGTCATATTCCTTATCAAGGATTTTTATGTTGTCTCCAACCTTAAATGAATCTACTCTCTTTGCTGTTCTTAGATCTATTTCTACTTTTACACCGTCAATCTCTATAATTCTTTTATTTTCTTCCATTTTCATTCTCCTTCTTTATTGCATGAGTCCAAAGTGTATTCCAACTTACTATCCCTTAAATCACAGAACTTTGCCTCATAATGGATTTCTTTACCCTTATCTATCACCGCTAATAGGTGAAGCAATTGAGTTCCATCCGGAACATTTATTGTTAATTGTTTCATATTTCTCCTTTGTAGTTCATTTGCAATTCCTTTCATTACAAATTCAGCACACGGCAAAGCTATTCCATTTCCCCACATTTTATATTTTGCCGAATCGCTTTCAGGATTGCTCAGCCACTTTTTGATTTGATTTTCTGTTTTGTCTTTTCTTGCTATTCCAAGTGTTTCTGCATGTCCTTTGAATACACTTTTCCAATAAATTATTTCATCCTCTGTTGGATTGATAATTGACAAGTTATCCGCCCAGCCATCGGGAAAGCCTTGCAACCTGCCGCACTCCATCGGTGTTAGCCTGCGAACGATGTATTCACTTATAATTGCCTGCTGATTGTCTCTTGGATTAGCTCTGATTGTTCCAGACTTACTGTCTTCATAGTAATGTCCACCCACTCTGGAAACTGTTCCAGGCTCAAAAGCTACAACTAAATCCGTAGCATCCTTAAAGTC